TTCTCATAGCTGCTGTTGCAGTCATAGTAAGATTGCCTAAGAAGTGCATCAAGCCAAACCCATAAAATCCAAATCCAGGAACAAATCTGTAGTGGACAAAATGGGAAATCTTTTGTTGTTGTTTATCTTCTTTTTTATAATTTCTTCTAATACTTAAAACAGTTCTAGATTGCTCTTCCACAGTAACAATGTAGGGAAGAGCATAGTCTTTCTCTATTTCAAGATAACAATGCTGTTCTAATAATGTATATTGTGGGTCACTACTTTCTGTAGGAGATAATCCTAATATTGTATCCATCTTTTCTGAGAAAGATGTAGGACTAGGATTAGTAGCTTCAGGTAATTCTACATCATCATAGATACCTGTACGCATATCTCTAGCTAAGTCTACAGGACTTCTATAAATAACATGTGTATATCTATCTGCTTTACGTAAGTTAGAAGCATAGTATGAAACATAAAATTGGTCTATAGGAACAAATTCAGATACTGGTCTTTTTAAGTTAGCATCATAATATACTTTTTTAAATGCTGAACCTATAAGAGGTAAATGAAATAACATTCTTTCAAACTCATCAAAGTATTCTGGCATTTGCTCAGTTACTTGATAGTTCATAAAATCTTTTACTCTATTAGATTGTAATTCTTTTTCAGGAGTTACCTTTCCTAATATTTGTGTTTTGATAGGACCATTACTTGGAAACATTTCCTGTATGGCTTTTGATTGAAACTTAACTGCTGATTCTATTAACATAGGATGAACAGCAGTACATGCACCTTCAAAAGGTTCACTTGCATCTTCTATCTTTAATCCTAATAAATCAAATCCTCTTTCAAACATTGACTCCCATTCAGCTCTGGAATCTTTGTCTGCTGTATAATTATTTACTGTATCTTCTGCAATTTGTATTAACGACTCTTCATCTAAGGTATCAGCTAAGTTACCATACCACTCTTGCGTTTCACTTTCAGGTTCCATCTCTATAGTGGTCTGAGTAAAGTCTACAGTAACTCCCCCATCTTCGTCTGGTTCGAAAGTAGGTGAGTCTGTTATCTCTTCAATTTGTTCTGGAAGTTGTACTACATTTGATATTGTTTCTTCTATTCTATCAAATGGATTTCTTTCTGTTGCCATTATATTGCCCTCTGTGTATTATAATTATTACTACGCATTACCATTCCCCCTTGTTTTTTTACTTCTAATATTTCATCTACTTGATTTGGATACAACAACATTAAACTATCGTTTGCATCTGATGTACCTTTTTCAAATTTATTATTATAAACAAAAGAATCAAAATTATGTTTATTTCCTAATTCTCTTAATTTTTGTAACCAATAAACTTTACCTTCATTTGAACTCCAAAAATCAACTTCAGATGCATCATATTTATTTTTATAATTTCTTGTTGCAGATACTCTGTATTGTTCAGCTTCATCAATAGCTTTTTTAAAATCTTCTTTAATTGCTTTATTTGTTTTTACTCCATCAAAAGCTTTATTCCAATAAGAAGGTATTCGAAAAGCTGAAAGGTCATTAATTTCTAAAGCTTTAGTATCTTTATTTATATTTAAAGGTAATGTTTTATAAACATTTTTTTTACCTTTATAGTTTCTAGTAGCTTTAATATTATCTGTAATCTTAGAGTCTAAAGCTACATGTACTCCTATGTCTGCATCTACACTTCTTCTTCCTGTAGGATTTAAACCCTTTTCTTTTATTAAAGAAATATTTTCTTCTGGAGTAGCATGATAACCTTTTAATTTATCATCAAGAAATTTACTAACTTTTTGTCCACCCTTTTTAATATATTGAGAACCTGGAACAAGAATACCTGCTAAACCTCCTATTATTTGAGGAACACCTAATATATCTCCTTGCATAATTTTAGCAGAACCTGTTTGTGCTTCTTTTATATCAGAAGCAGGAGATATTACTTCTCCAAGCATAGGAGCTACTTTACGCAATAAATTTAAATATTCATCCATTGCATAATTAGATGAATCTTCTTCCTCCTCTTCTTCTGGAGAAACTATTTCTTCATCTAAAATAAGTTCATTTATTTCTGATTGTTTCATAATCCCCTGTTAATTCTTTTATTATAACACTAAGTTCTCCAGTATGCAACCTTTTTCTTTTTAGGTGGGTCGTCCCAATCTGGGTCTTCAGGATGCTCAAGGTGCCATGACTCTTTCATGTAATGTATTGCCATTGTCATTGCATCAACTTGGTCATCATGTGCTGCATGTGGAAAACGTAGTAACTCTTCTAATAAGTCTTCTGACCATTTTTTATTATCTGGTATCCATACTCTACCTGCTTCCATCATAGGAGTTGCAGAATAAACTCTAGCTACTTTATCTCTATCTGGTAGATATTCTAAAACAGGTAGTCCTGCTCTACGCATATCTTGTATTAATGATTGTCCTGATGCTTTCTTTTCTACCATGCATACATCAGGTTTATGTTCGTGATATAATTTTTGAGCTAATCGTCTTAACTCTGGATATTCAAATCTACCTTTTATGTTTCCTAATAGTATTAATTGTGATACATAGTTTTCATAACCATCTTCATTTTCTTCATAGCTATGAAATATTCCCCATGTTTGTATTACACTAAAGTCTGCAGTTCTTGATGTGGAGAACGCAGTATCATATGTTTGTATTATAAATTCACAAGGTGGTGGTGCATCATCTTCCCAAAACTGTACCCACTTCTTTTTTATTATTCCTCCTTCATCAGGAGTTGGGTCCTGCATATACAAGGAGTTCCAATATCTTGCACCATTAGAAGCTTTAATCTCTGCTTCATCTACTTTTAAAACATCATCAGGCTTCCATTCTGGAAAATAACTACCACCTACTGGTAATTGTAATAATTTTGATGAGTCTTCATCTAACCAGGCAGGTATACGCACAACTTCCCAAGGAGTTACAGCATAATCACCTACATTCTCTTGTTGTTTTAGTAACCATCCACATAAATCATCATAATGGTACCTAGTATTTATGATTAAGATAGAACCATTGGGCATAATACGTGTTCTTAGTCCTGATGGGTACCATTCTTTAACATATCTTCTACCTGCTTCAGAGAAGGAGTCCTCTTCAGACATCACATCATCTAATATAGCTATGTGTGCACCTCGACCTGCTATCTGACTTCTAACACCTGCTGCGTAGTACGTGCCATTCTGTGTTGTTTTCCATTTACCTGCAGCTCTAACGTCACTTCTTAGCTGAACACCTTTGAATATGTCTTGAAATGTTTCATCATTAACAATATCTCTAACACTTCTACCAAAATCAGAACTTAATTGGTCACTATGAGACACAGTTAGTATTTCATGCTCTGGGTTTCTACCAATATACCAGGCAGGAAACAGTTTAGAACAGATAACACTCTTAGAAGAACGTGGTGGTAGGAATACCATGAGCCTTTTTATCTTTCCAGACTCTAGTTGTTGTAGTTTTTCACTTATTACTTCTATGTGTCTTCCCATTTTCCAATCAGAAACAAGTGTTGGAGCCATCAAACAAACAAAATCTAAGAAACTATCTTTAGAATAAGTGGTGTGAACTTTATTGAGAGTACTATATAGATTAAAATAGTTATTTATAGATTCTAAATCTACATTATTTTCAGTTATATTCATTGTATGTTATTATATTACTTATAAGAAAACAAAAAAAGAAACAAAGATAAACAAATGTACTTTATGTTTCTAATATCTTTATATATTATATATAATTATACACTACTCCCCCACTTGTGTCAAGTATTATTTTGTTTATATACCTGTTTTTTGGTAAATATATGGCACCCCCCTATCTAGTATATATGCATGTGTGTGTTTTTTTTCTGTGGGGTCTAGTATATACTGTATAGGTCTAGAGAAAACAACATAAAGGATACCTTATAACTCCCTAATTGAGAATTATTATCAATGAGAATGCGAAGCATTGAGAATTAATGTATCAGTTTATAAGGCTAGATAGTAAAGCACCTTACTTAATACATGGCACTCTATGGGCTTTATATTTGATTTAATCGCTATATTATTTATATATCTTTATATTACGCAAGGTTGCGTAAAATTTAAATATTAATAAAATTAATACTTGTATTAACTGAAAATTAGTATAATCTTAATAATGCTAGATACTTTTAGTATTTAGTAAGTTTTAAAAGATACTTTAAGTATTTAGATTTTTAAACTTTTATAAGGAAAAATAAAATGACTAAAAATATAAATAAAAAAACTGAAGTAATAACATTTAATAATAACAATGTTAAAGATTCTTTTATTACTATGTTTAATAATGAAACAGAATTTGAAAATTTATTTAATTCAAATATTATGAGCAATTATGCTGTTATCATTATTGAACAAATTGACCAAAATATAACAGTTAATGAGCAAGGTATTAAATTAAAGAATAAATCTTATTTAAAAGATTGTTTATTAGCATTAGCAAGTGATAACCATTTACTCGCTAGTTATGATAGCAAAGTTAAAAAGCATTTGAATAAATCTAAAATAGATAGATACACTAGATTTATTAACAATCCAAACTTTTTAACTGATTTAATGAAGTTTTCTAAAGATAAAGAAATTACATTAAAATTAATTGCTAGTTATTTTAAAGAGAAGAAACTTACTTCTCAAAATGAAATAACAAAGTCAATAAATGCTAATGGTCAATTTTCAGATAAAAGCAAAGCACCAAGTGGCAATGTAAATCAATCTGAAAATAATAGTAATAAAAGCGATACTTCAGAAAGTATTGAAGAATCTAGCAAAGATAAAAAAGATAAATTTGCTAGTGCTTTGGATAATTATTTAAATTGGGATAATGAAACTAAATTAATGGTAGAATTATTTGCTCAATCATTTAGAAATGATTTACAAACCAATAATAAAAATTTTGAAAGCACTAATAAATTTTTAAAGAGTAAAAATATTAAAGGTGTTAAACTGCCTAAAAGTGCTTAATATAAAAACTCCCTATAATCCCTATGTATTAATTTACATAGGGATTTTTTTGTGTCAAAATTCCAACACTACCCCTCCCCTACCCTACCTATATATTTTTTTATTATTTATTTTTATTTATTTTTTTATATGAAGTGAACACGACCATGACGTGAACACGATTAAATATTACGCAAGGTTGCGTAAAATAGTATGAAGTGAACACAATATATAGATAAAAATTAATGCTTGACACAACCTGTAGATTTGATATGATGGTATCATAATAAGGAGAACGACTATGAAACATAGAATAACATTACAAGATTACGCAAGGTTGCGTAAAATTAATGAACAACCAAGACGAGGATTTTCAGATTTACAAAGAGAAGTAAAAAGTAAATTAGGAATGAACCAAGCATCTACTATATGGGATACTATGAAGTATATGAAGAACAAACCAAATAACAAAGTGTTACCAATGAGAAAACAATTTTATGTTAGGGAGGTATAAATGTGTAGCTTAATGGATTACAAAGTAGAAAAAGATGAAGTGAACACAGACAAAAAAGAATATGTTGAAGAAACATTGCTAGAAGAAAGTCCACTAACACAGACTGATGAAGATGATGTAGTAAGAGAATATACAAATGGTTAGACTATGTGATTGTTGCAGTAGCAATGCTCTTATATACCAATGGGATAAGTGGCTATGCCACAAACATTGGAGACAAGAGAGAGATAGACAAGAAGAAAAAGAACAACAATATCAACAACTTATAAAGGAGGTACAAAATGTCTAACAATATTTGTTTAGAAGGACTTACTGCTTTTGCTTGGATATTAGATAGAAATAAATGTGATAATGTTCAAGATGGATTAGAAACATTTATGAGAATACCTAATGGAGTAAAGCAACAATGTAAGAATCAAGTAAAGAAAACACGACACAAAAATATTAATAACTTTATAAAATTTTGTATTACAAATAAAAGAGAAACTAATGAGTAATAAAATACTATTAAAATCACACAATGATTTACAGAATATGTATAGAAAAGTAATCAATCTTATTGAAGATAAAAAAGAAAGAGAAATTATACATTGTTTATTTCAAGACTTATCAGATAAACTTTTAGATAATACAAATAATTCTTACCCAATTGATGAAGAGGATTATCATTTAAGAAAATTATATGGCAATCACATTGATAAAGAATTTGAAGATAAATATAAATGAAAGGGAGAAAATAATGTTTGACACAACTAAAGATTTGCGTAGAGTAATAATAGATACACAAAAAAAGGAGAAACTAGTGAACAATTATAACTATAAACGACAACACAATGGTGGAGATATACAATGGTGGCAGATACTATGTGGTCTAATATGTTTAGCACTCATTAGTGTATTAGGAATATGGGGAATATTAATAATCAATGGAGTATGCTATGCCTAGTGGATATATATTCTACGAAGACAATGACAAAGTAGGGATTGTTACATTCAATTCTAACAATGTTAAGACAGGTGATATGCCACAGACTTGGATACTTGTTAAAGATATTAACCCTATTGAAGCAGTCAACACAGGTGCAGACAAGCTTATCTGTGGCGATTGTAAACACAGAGGTGCAGTTGTATCAGTAGATGAGAAGAGAGATAAAAAGTCTTACTCTGTTCGTAATGGATTGAAGACAATCAACAAGCAGAGAAAGTGTTATGTAAAATTATTCCAAGCACCTTATAGTGTGTGGAAGTCTTATAAGAAAGGTAACTATGAAAAGATTAGTTTACAAAAACTATCCAAGTTACTTGCATTTAGATTTGTAAGAGTGGGTAGCTATGGCGACCCTGCAGTTATACCTAGTGAAGTGTGGGATAAGATGTTGAGTAGAACACTAGGAAACACAGGGTACACACACCAATGGCAGAGGTGTGATGATAATAATTCTAGATTCAACATGGCAAGTGTTGATTCATTAGAGGAGAAACGACAGGCAAACAAGCTAGGATATAGAACATTTAGGACTAGACTAGCAAGTGAACCTATCGAATCAGACGAGGTAGTATGTTTGTCTGATAAAGTAGCAAGAGAAGGCAAGAAGCTAGTATCTTGTGCAGACTGTATGATGTGTAGTGGTAACAACAGTAAAGTAAAAAAGAACATTGCAATCATAATTCATTAACCATAATAAGGAGAGAACAATGCCTACAA